ATTTTAGTCATAGCAAATATCTCTCCTACTCTTACAGCAAATACTATAATAGCTAGAAATAATAACTGGTCTATCATTTAGTCCATATCCATATTGGCTCACCGAAAGCATAATCTTTTTTCTCTTCTGTTGTTTCTTTTAAATCTTCTGAATAATAATCACTCTTTGCTTGACCAGCACCACCAGAGTTAAATCTTTTTGTCATCTCCATACCTATACAACCTACATATTTTAAACCACAAGATACTATATAATCGTTCATTGCATTTGTTATATCAACATAACCTTTATGTTTTGCTGAGAAAACATCAGCAATATTTATAGCAAGTATTCCACCTGGTTTTAAAGTTGGTATTATACGCCATATTGTTTTATGTAAGAAGTTTCTATTCCAACTATCTATCTCTTTATATCTTATATAACTTTGTGTAGGTTCATCACAATATTTTTCTGTATTAAAATATGGTGGTGATGTAAATATTGTATCAAAGTAATCTTCGTATTGTGAATAATCAACATCTTCAGCAGGACTGCATATCATATCAACTTTTTTATCATCTTCTAAAAATGTTTTACAATTTTTATAAAACTCTATTTGTTTTTTATAACCTATATGATTTTTTGTATTAGGATCAATACCTACATAATGTTGTGTATTATCACAAGCATAAAAACCAGCGAGTCTATCTCCCCAACCAGCAGAAAAGTCTAATACATTTTTACTTTTATAATAATCGTAAAATGCTTTTGCAATACTAGGTTTAAATTGTGAAGCAATATATTTTCTTAATGTAGTCGCCATTCTAATAGTTTGTTCGTTCACTTCTAATAATACTTTATCTAAAGTAAAAAATGCTCTTACTATTGTTTTAATACCATCAACGGTTTGCCAAGTATTATATCCGCTAGGTGTTCTAGTCCAATCTACTTTCCATCTATTCTCTATATGAAATTTATTAGAGGCATTGTTACCTGTATTATCTCTTTTAAAATATCTTTCATCTAATTTGTAATTAGATTTTCTATCGTTTCTAGGAAACCATTTGCCGTCTATTAATACATCATTATATCTAACACCTTTTAATTTATTAAAACTATCACGTGTTTGTTCATCTGATATTTTAGGTATAGGACAAGGATACGTCCATAAACATTTTGCTAGTTCATCTATTATATCTTCTTTTTCATATGAGCTTAATATAAATTTCCATTGGTCTTTATCAATAGAAAGATATGGTTTCATATCATAAAAATTATCAGCAAAATAGTTCTCTAAACTCATCCGAAAAATGCCTCCAGACTTGCTTTCTTTTCGTGTTCCCAACCTATTGAGTTTAATATAAATCTCATAGGATCAAGGAATGTTTTTTCAAATTGTAATTCATAATCAACATATTCATTTAAGTTAAACTCTTTTGGTAAAGTTGTAATATAACTAATAACATCAAACTTAAATGGATTTGCCTCTAACAATTTAATAAACTTAATCTTGTCTCCTTCTTGAATATAAGGATACTTATGTTGTAATTTAAATTCTTTTATTTGATGATTATAAATCAACGCACCTTTAACGTGAATTGGAGATCCTTTTATAAACACATCTTTAGAGCTTCCATATTTTCTCATATTATTACAAGACCTTGGAAAAGATATTGCTTCTGGATCTAAACTCATAAATTCTTTTTTAAAATCAGCAATAAACTTATGTAAATCACTTTCTTGTTTACTCATTATAATTTTAATTGCTTCTTTAATCTTACCACGACATACTTGTGGTGTAGATGATTTAACTGCTTCAATACCCATAAGTTTTAATTTAGGTTCTGCTAATCTAATACCTTCTTCATCAATAACATTTAACATATATCTTTTTTTCGCAACCCATATACCTTTATTAGCAATAACTTCTCTCTTCATTACCATTGCGTTTTTAAATGCGTTAGTATAATCAGCAAGTTCAGTAAATTGTTTTTCAATATATGGTTCTAATCTACTATCACATACTCTACCTATAAAGTCAGCAATCTGGTCATCTGTTTTATCTTTACAAGTTTTTTCTACAAGTTTATCTAATGAAACATAAATTGAATCTGTATCAGACGCAATAATATAATCTATCTCACCTTTGGTTTGTAATACTTGATTTAAATATTCGTTTACTTTCTCCTCTATAAATCTAATAATAAATTGTCCTGCTGTGGTTACAGCACTTGCTTGTCTTACATCATAATATCTAAAATATTGATTACCTATTGCACCATAACAACTATTCAAAGCAATCTTTCTTGCCCATTGTATATTATGACATCTAGCAATTTCTTTTACAAGTGAAGGCTCTTTTGTTTTTTGATATTCTTTTTTTGCTTTGAGCATTCTTTTCTTAAATACAACACGTTCATTGTAAATCTTTTGTATCATTTCAGGTAAGAATCCTTGACTATCTGTTTTAAACATTGCGCCATTTGGAGTAATGGTAGCGCCTTCTGTTTTTAGATAATCAAGTGGCGTCTTTTTACTCAACATTTTATTCACAGAAATACCAGAGCTATTAAGTCCTAGTATTTTTTCTGGAGAAATATTATATTGTACAATAATATGTGGATAAAGTGAGTTGATATCAAAAGACACCACCCATTTTTGCATTCCGATCCTTGGTTCTTTTACATAAGCACCTTCATATTTGGTGTCCTTTATGTGCTCAACCCTAGGTGGTACACAAATCTTTTTTGTCATTAAATAGTTTGCGATTAACGTATCCCAAACTCTTACCTGTGAGAATATATCATTATAGTTTACTTTAGTTTCATATGCAAATGTCAAAGACAAATCAATTAGACCTAACTTATCTTCTAATGCGTCAACTATTTCAACGTCTTGTATATTATACTCTACAAATTTTTGAAAATCTTTTGTATAGAAATCTTTAAATGTTGAATATGGATTTTCTGTTTTAGTTTGTCCTAGTTCTACTTCACCAATAAAACCTAATCTATAACTCTCTTGTCTTGTTGGTATATACCATTTATATAAATCAAGATAATCTAACATTGCAATACCAAGTAGTGAATAATATGTGTTTGGTCTTCCTCTTACTACTATCTGCTCAACTTGAACAAGATTCCAAGGAGACATTCTACTTGCAACTTTCTCACCTGCAACCATCTTAATTCTATTCATTAAATATGGTAAGTCAAAAAATTTAGTATTCCAACCTGTGATAACATCTGGATAATTCTTTAACCAAAATTTCATAAACTCCATTATTAAATGTTGTTCAGACTTACATTTAATATAGGTTACATCTTTTCTATCTGTATTAAAATCACCAACACCCCAAGTTATAATCTGTTTGTTAGATTGATTTTTAACAGTAATACATAACAACTCTTCAACTGGATTATCTACATCTGGAAATCCATTTTCACAACTACACTCTATATCAAGTGTAAATATTTTAATTAAATCTTTAGACCATTTAATTTGATTCTTATAGTTCTCACTAATCCATTGATAATGATATCTTTCTAATCCATATATAGGAGAGTTTCTTGTTGCAACATCACGTTTAAATCTACGAGCACCATCAATAGAATTGAAAGTGATAGGTTTTAAATATTGACCTTGTAAGTTTTTAAATTTTTCTTGTTGTTGAGATACAGAATATAAAGTAGGACAAAAATTTATCTTCTCTTTAAACTCTTTATTATCTCTTACACCTCTAACAAGAAGTTTACCTTTATGTTCGGTAACGTTTTTATAAAAGTTCATAATCCCTCAAATGCACAGTTAATCCATCTAATTCTTTTGTTAAATATATCTGACAACTTAATCTACTCACTTCTGGTTTATAACCTTTTTCATATTCTATTAATTCTTGTTCCATTGAGTTCGGTTGTATTGGTAATTTATCTGCCCAAGCATTACCTACATAGATATGACAAGTAGCACAGGCACAATTACCTCCACAATCAGCAGGTATCTCTGGAAGATTAGCCTTCTTAGCAGCTTCCATCAGACTAAATCCTTCTGGAATTTCTACTGGTATCTTTTCGTTATTGTTTCGTATAAAGTTAACTGTTATCATTTATTCAACGTTGGTAGGCCAGTTTCAGTTATTAGCTGTTTTTTTGGTGCTACTATCGTTGAAGTATTTTGACTATAGTTATCTAGTATTTGTTTTTTAGGTTTAGAAAACGAAACTACAAATGCTCTTTCAATTTCAATAGATTGACCTTCTGAATAAGGTGCATAAGGCGTCATCATTAATTGCACAGGTTTACCTGGTGCAGCTTGCGTAGGTATGATAACAAATCCTTTCTCTACTGTAATTGTCTTTTCGTTTTTTGTGATTTTACCAATGACATCTTCGCCTGTCATTAGCCTTACTAATAATATTTCACTTGCCATTATATTTCTCCTTGATTATAATATATATCAATTCTGTTTATTTGTCAATGGTAGGACTTATCCTGGAAAATATGGTGTATATCCTTTTTCTTCCGAAGATGTATCATCAACACTAGTAATAGCATTGACTTCTGGTACATAATGTTTAAGCATACCTTCTACACCATTATGTAAAGTCTGTTTTGACATTGCACAACCACTACAGGAACCTGCCATTTCTAATTTGACTACACCTAATTCTTCATCAAACTCTAAAAAATTTATAAATCCATTATGAGCAGCTACTGATGGTGCTACTTTTTCTTTTAGCACTACTTTAATTTCATTAATTATATCTTCTTTATTTCTACTCATTAACTATTCTTATCTATTATTTTATCGTCTAAACTATATTTTGTTGTGATTACATATTTACGGTTAGGATTAACCATTACATTAAATCTATTCATTGTTTCTCTATCAAATAAAATTTTTGATTTCTCATCCCTATCGTCTAGTGTAAACTCTACATCTTTATAATAACCACCAGCAAACTCTACATCAAGTTTAATTGCATATCTTTCCTCTTCATAATCTCTTAAACCGCCCACTTTAATTTTTTGTGTACGTATAATATCACTAGTAATTGTTTTACCTTCTAGTGTCCAAGTTAATTTCTTACCACTAACTTTCATTTTATCAGCGTGTATAACAGACGTACCAGAGTTTCCTGTATCAAACTTACCAACTATACGTCCAAATGGTTTAATATTAACAACTTCTTTGAAACCACACTCACTAGGAACTTTTTTCCAGTTATCTCTATCTTCAAAATGTTGTACTAATTCTTTGCTTAAATTTCTATTTGTTGCTTCTTCTATACCTTCTGTACCTGGTGAAGAGTTAACTTCAATAACAAAAGGTGGATCTTTTTTTCTATTTTCTGCTGGTATAAAATCTACTGCAACCCATTGACCGTCTACTGCTTTTGCAGCTTTTAAACTTTCTTCTATTTCTAAATCTGTTAGTTCTAATTCTTTTACTTCAGCGCCTTGGGATACATTACTTCTAAAATCTCCTGGTATAACTTCACGTTTCATAGTCGCAAATATTTTACCTTGTAATACTAATACTCTAGCGTCCCATTTAGTTTTTATATATTGTTGTAATAATAAATCTGAATCTTCATCTTGTTTATTAAGTAATTGTACTATAGAATCTAATGCTCTTTCTGATTCAATAAACAATACACCAACACCTTTTGAACCTCTTAATGTTTTTAATATAACTGGAAACTTTTCTTCTAATTGTTCAAAGGCTTCTATTGATTTTTCTGGATCAGTTATTAAAACTGTTTTAGGTTGCTTAACTCCATAATCAGAAAGTCTTAATGACGTTCTATATTTGTCAGCACATATACTAACACATTGTCTACTATTGACTACACATACTACGTGCTTTTCTAATCTGGATACTATGTCCATCCAACTATCTTTACGTACTACAGAACCTCTTATAATAGCAATTGTATCTCTTGCGGATGCTCTAAAGCCTTTCTTATCATCTTTGTTATGAAAATATAACTCTCCGTCATCTCCTCTATTAACATAACCACCTGTGTTTCTATAGATGTATCCTTTATGTCCAAGCTTCTCAGCTTGTTTTAATAGATTTTTAGCTGTATGGAAGTTCTTATCGTTTTCAGGTTCGTCTGAAATAATAATAATTCTAAATGGACCAGAGCCTTTAGCTTCTGTTATGTAATCTTTAAATTTAGGTATCTGCATTTACTCATCTTTTTTTTCAGTTGTTTCTTTTTTCTCTTCAACTTTCTTACCTATATTATATTTAGCAGATAAAGTCCATTCTTTCTTTTCTTTAAACGGCAATACTTTAATCTGACTTAATGGTGCTTTATTTTCTGTCGCTTCTTTTTTGACAACATCAATTAAATTCCAATCTTGTAGTAATAAAGTTATAGTATTTCGTCTTTGAATATCGTTTAAAGTTAACGTTGATTTCTTACCGTCTAAAGCAAATAGTTCTTTAAAGTGTACAATATAATATTTGCCTTGTTTGTGTAGTATATGACACGATTGATAAAGTGTCTTATCTTTTCTACTTGCTACACCAATTCTTGTTAATGTTTCCCTGAC